GCGGTTGTTGAAGGAAACTGAGGCTGGATGACCTTGCGGGCCTCCTGCTCCAGCTCTGCTCGGATTTGGGCGCGCAGTTCGTCGATCGAACCCACTTTCTGAATCTCAAGCGCGGTCTTTCCCTTGCGGTAAGCGAACTCACCGGGATCGGCCGCCTGAGCCATTTCATGGGCCAGGCGAGGATTGGCCTGGACCGCCTGCTCGAAGGCATTGAATGCCTCGTCGTAGTCAGTGTATTTCGCCTTGGCCGACTGCTCCGAGATTTCGAGTCTCTGGGCCGTCTGCCTCCGCTCCCACTGCTGAAGCAGCGTTTCGCCGAGCTGGTTCAAGCGCGAGTCCATGAAGGCTTGCGGATCGTCCCAGAAATCGGCTGGCGGCTGCTGCGGTTTCGGTGGTGCTGAAAGCTGTTGCTCCATTGCCTGAAGCCGACGCTCCAACTCCTGCCTTTTGCGCCTTTCATCCTTGAGGGCTTCGTATTCTTCTTTCGGAAGCTGATCGACTGGCCCAGCCGGCGGCGCTGGTTCCTGTGGCGCAGCTTGCGGCTGCTCCGTTGTTACGCCCGTCTCCTTCTTGACGAACCGGCCATGCTCATCGCGGAGCCTATCGCTAGGCGGATCCGCGATGGTGCTGGGCGGGTCAACGATGCCTGCGGGTTCTTCAACCTTCGGCTCGTCCGTCTTCAGGATTTCGTCAATCGATTCCATGTTTGTTGCCCTCGTCAACGCCCGTAAAGTCGGCGGCACTGATACGCCCGAAGCCCGGCGGCGGCATGGCAACGCATCGCGCTGCAATCTCGGTTAAGCGGCCTGCTGTTGCTCTGGCTTCAGAGCCTCGATCCGCTCTGTCTCGGCCCGGTATCCATCGATCTGTGTCTGCTGCCCCTCAAGCATGACGCGCGCCTGCTCAATCGGATCAGGTTCCTGCGGTTGCTCGGGTGTCCCTGCGGCTCCGGCCTGGGCCATGTTCTTCGCGGTCTCGCTGTTGGTCTTCTGGATTTCAGCGACCGCGCCGGCTTTCTGGATTTGCTCGGCCTCTTCCTGCTTCTGAACCTGCTCCGGGGGAGGCCCGGCGTTCATCTTCTGAAGCAGCTTGTCCTTGTTGCGGAAGGCCGACGCTTCGAACAACGCTTCCCACAAAATGCCCTGCATCTGCGGCGGTGCGGACGGCAGCATCTTGGCCACGATCTCAAACTGCTCGGCCTGGACTGACGGGGTATCCATGCCCTCGTCGATCACGATATCCACGTCCAATTCATTGACTGCGTTGCGGACCTCGACCACCTGCATCGCGTTCTGCTGGACGAACATCCCAACGGCGGTTTGAGCCTGCTCATCGCCCTGCATCGCGGCCTGAAGCACCCGAGGCCCGACCAGTTGCGCCGCCTTCTGCATCGCCTGCTGGTCGCCTTCAGCCACCTCTTGAGCTAACTGAGTGACCGTGACCTTCTGGTTCAATCCCACGAACCTGAGGTTGTTCTCGTCGTCGGTGATCCTGATCCACTTCTCGTCCTGCCACATCTGGCGGATGCGGTTCCAGATCGAGCGATAGACGGCGATCGACAGAGACCGCAGCCGGTCGAACATCCTTGCGACCTCGACCATCCCGCCCTGCTGTTGGGCGAGGATGGCGCGGCCTGAAAGATCGTTCTCGTTCTTTCCCGCAAGTGCTGCATTCGCTCCCAGAAGGTCGATCTCGTTCTTGGCCTCCTGCAACATCTCGAAATTGCCGCGCGCCATATCGGAGGTGGGAAGGATTTCGAAGTCGTCCTTATCACCAGAAATGATCCCATCGGGCTTGGCCAGCTCCTTGCGAATCTTCTCCTTGTCCTCCGCCGCGGACAGCCCAACCCGAGCCTGCCGCATGGTGATAAGATGCAGGCCCTTGGACCGGCGTTTGTTGATCTCGTCCTGCGGGGAGATCATCACCCGCACCGCACCATAACGGTTGTTGTCCCGGTCCACGTACAAGCTCATCGACTTGATCGGGTTCTCCGGCTTCCCGTCCTCATCCAGGTACGGAGAAGGTGCCGGGTCTTCCAAATGCCCGGCCTTGGTGAACACGCACCGAAACCACTGGCCCTGCCTGATGTAGTAGAGCTCAACAACCCGGACTCTCTTCCGCTTCGCATCGCCCCACATGTGGAGCTTGGGCTTGTCGTCGTAGGTGTCGGTGTCTTTTTCCGAAGCAAGCGTGCTTTCGAGAATGTCGCGCCTATCGGCCCACCGCGGCTTGGCTGCCGCATCCTCCAGGTCATACCAGGTTACGATCCCGTCATAGCGCTTGTCGGACAGGTCTGCCTTGCTCGAATGCGGGTCGTAGAAGTAGCGATCCCACGGGATATGGACCACATCGGGGTCGGGACCGTTCTTCCCGTCCTTGTGGCACACCATGACCGCGCAAGTGCCCTCGATGAGAAGGTCATCCCACGCTGCTGACCTTTTCTCATCCCAAGCCGTATCGTCGCAGACATACCGGATCGCATCGGTGGCCGCGTCGGCCGCGTCTTCATCCTTCGGTGTACGAGGGAAGGCCTTCGGGTCTTTACGCTGCTGCTTCTCAAGTCCCGATAGGTAATCGATCTTGCGCTGGATGCGGTTGTAGATGACCGGCGGCTGGCCTCGTTTCTTGAGGGTCTTCTTCTCTTCCGCCGACAGTTGCTTGCCGTCGTAATAATCCCGGTCCTGCTCGGCCGCCTTCCTTGCGTCGTTGGTACTCTGTTCGGCTTCCTCGAACATGCGGACGAGCGAGGCTACATCACCTTCCATGAAGCCTCCTCGTCGTCTTTCTGCGCCCATGCGTCGCGGGGCTTGTCGGGCTTCTTCGTCTGGACAATCGCTGGATGCGCCTGATCGATCGCTCTTCCAATGAGTGAAGCCGTGTCCACCTCGTCATCGTATTTGCCAGCGGGGAACGAGAGATATTCGGACAGATCGGCCCCCTGCTCCAGATACACCCGCCCGCTTGCCGCCATGGCTTGGAATGATCGTGCCCTTGTCGGTTTGTCATGAACCGAGGGCAGCCATTCCAACCGGCAGAAGGCCTTGCGCTCCCGCATCCTTCGCCTGAGCATCGGCTCGACAGCCTTCTGGATGACTCCGCCTTCCCCGAACCACGCAAGGGGCTTGTATTTGGCGATCAGGTTTAGCTTCTCTTCGATCCACACATCCGAAGTGGCCTGCCCTCGCCACCCATCGACGCGGTAGATGCAGCCTTCGGCGTCGATCCCCCAGACCCGATGGACCGTGTAATCGCCATCGCCGTCCGTCACTGCGTAGTCGCTCGATCCGTAGTAACGAAGAGCGGGCTTCGCTTCCCATTCCTTGAACCATGCGCGCTGAAAGAACGTGCCTTCGTCCGGTTGAGGATTCTGCTGGAACAGGCTCGACCAGAACCTTGGCAGCGTGTTGGCCCTGATCCGCTCCAATGCCTCGATCGGATAGGCTTCAGGCCACAGCGCTTGACCATCGGTGATGGCGGGAAGCTCGACGATCTCCCACTTGTCGCCGCCGAAGTTCTGCCGCTCGATCAGGTAGCCGGACAAATCATCTTCGTGCATCCGGTGGTTGATGAGGATGATCGTTCCACCGGGTTGCAATCGGTTATAGACGCTGCCCTGGTACCATTCGATCACGCGCTTGCGCTGGATCTCGCTCTGGGCGTCTTCCATCGTTGCGAACGGATCGTCGATGATGAAGTCGTCAGCGCCCTTGCCGAGAATTTGCGACCCAACGCCGACAGCAGCGAAGATGCCTCCGTGATTCGTGTGCCATCTGCCGGCTGCCGTGCTGTCCGGCGCCAGTCGGACGTTCCTGAAGACCTCCCTGAACTCCTGGCTGGCCACGATATTGCGGACCTCGCGCCCGACATCGGTGGCGAATGTCTCCGTGGCCGAGGCCGCGATGATCTGCCGCGTCGGGTTGCGGCCCAAGTTCCACGGCGGATAGCGCCTTGAGGCCAACTCGGTCTTGCCGTGCCTCGGGGGAAGCAGCAGCATCAACCGATCGACCTCGCGGCGCTCGACCCGCTCTAGCTGCTCGGCGACGGTCCTATGATGCTTGGCCGTCCGATAGCGGGAGAACGTATATTCGGTGAAATCAATTAGGCTCTGCTGCGGTCTTTCCAGTTCCGCCAGCTTCAGCTTTTGCTCCAAGCAGCGCAACCGTTCGCGCTTCAAGGTCAGCAAGTCGCTCGTCGAGCTCTTCGGGCGTGAGATCGTTGAAATCGTCATCCGCGTCGTCGCTCACCTTCGGCAGGATCGCCGTTGCGGTCCTCAAATAGACATCGGGCTTGTTCGTTCTGACCTTCTCGATCACGGTCGCTCCGTGCTGTTCCCAATCCTTCAGGAAATCGCCGACGAAGCGCTCGGAGAAGCGGTGGCGAGAACCTTTGGGTCGGCCGGCAGGGTTGCCGCTTTGCCCTGGTTTGAACGGAATGAGCCCGCGATAGCGATCGTTCTGATCGGGCTTTGTTGTTTCAGTGTCAGCACTCATCGTATCGATCCACGTCTGCTGAACAGGGAACGCCTTTGACCTTGGAGCGGAGATAATCGATCACGGTCTCGCCTGAACTAAGCACCGCTGACACCTTCGTGTAATATGTTCCTTCCTGTGTCGCGGTCAGGAAGAAGTTGATGTCGAGACCGCTTGCCGATGCGGATTCAACCGTCATGCTGTCGTTGGTCACATCGACCGAGCTGATCGAGTTGGTCCCCGCAGCTCCAGCGATGTTGCATGAGACGCGGCGCCTTTCGCCTACTCTCAAGTCAGGCGTCTCGTTGGGCTTTAGCTGCATATCACGTCGAGGTTGTCGGCCGAGAATAGTGGCGTCGAACCTACCTGCATAACGATGGTTGAGTTGAGCGCACCGTAGAACAGAAGCTTTCCGGCACCAGATGCGGCCGTACCGATTCCAACGTGCGTCAGATCGCTTCCGGGGGCTGCGGTACATTGCCCGAACGTGATGTCCGAGTCATTGTCGCTGTCGCCACTTGCGGCGGTCCATCCGCCTGAATTGCGGGACACGGCTACTCTTGCGTATCCAGTGTAAGCCGTCTCGCTGGTGTTCTGCGCTCCGCTGGTTCCGGGGCTTGCCGTGTGAAGGCTAATGTAAAGGCTGGTCAGCGGCGAAGATGCAGCGTTGTCCGCGATGTTGGCGATCGGCGCCGCCTCCAGGACCAACCCCAGAAGATCGTTGGCGAAGGTGGTGGTTACACTCATCTTGCGCCCCTCGTGTTAAAGCTCTGAGGCAGCGCCTTGAGCGTCCATTGTTCCTTCACGGCTCGGAGCTCGAAACTCTCCGGCAACGCATTGATGCGGATCGGCTTGCCGGCGATGTAGAGGGTCGATGTCCCGCCGAAGGTGATCGAGATCGACCCGTGAAGGGATTGGTTGACCCACAACGTCGGCGACAAGTTGAACGCGACACCGATGCTGCCCTGCATCGGAATGAAAGCACCCAAACGACCGGTGACTGCAAACCCGAGCGTGAGCGACGCCGACATGGCCGCAGCAATCGCGACCAGGCTGAATGCGCTGCCACTGATCGGCCTCGCCGAGATCGGTGAGAAGCCGAGCATCTATTTCCCGACCAACGACGGCAAATTAGCCAGCAATCCTTCCACGACTGCGTTCTGAAGTTCTTCGCACTCCGCCAGCCACCCGTTGAACCGCTCAACTCTGGCGGCTTCGGCCTTATGCTCTTCGTCGCTTATCTCGATGCGAAACACACGAGACTTGCGCTTCTCGGACATCATCCCCGGCCAAGAATGAAATAGAGAACTACAAACGCCAAACCCGCCGCAGTCAGGTTGACCGGGCTCGGGACATTGGCAGCGGCGAGAACGAACAGGACCAGCGCGATGATGAGCAGAAGCAGGGCAATCGACATATGATCCTCCATGTGCTTCCCCAGCACAGCGATACGAGGCCACTTCGAATGAGTGACGGGCCTGATTGTCGGTGCTGGGGATCGACGGACTGAGCGAAAGGGGGAACGCCTCACCCGCCGGAATTTCTATCCTCCGCAGAGGTCCCAGCCGTAGAGGCTGGAGGGCTGAACTCCGAGAAGGATAGCGGTCGCGGTCCCATCGACACCCGACAGGCTTACCTGCGTGTCCATGATCCCGTCGTTGTTGTAATCCCCGCCATGGACAGAGAGATGGGCGCCGGAGAAGGTGTCGAACTCCAGACCATCGTGAAGTTGGCCGAGGTACAGGATGTCGCTGTAGCTGTGGTTCACGTCGAACATCACCCGGTCATGAGCTGGATCGAACCCGCTGATCGTCTGCACCGTGTCACCCCTAAGGATGAACGTGTCATTGGCGTTGGTGCCCTGAAGGTCAGAGATCGCCGCCTTAGCTTTGCGCGCCATGATGCCCTCGCTTGATGCGGGTGCCTAACTTGAAATGCAAAGAAAACGCAGCGGGTGGTCCCGTGCGTGAGAATGGCGAGGGCAGTCCGAAGACCAGTCACGCTCGCAAGCCGCTCAAGCGGCAATATCCGCATGTTGTGCCATATCATCGCGCAGAAGGAAAGTAGAAATCTTAACCTTGAACGTCCCGAACGAGACCTCGGCGAACCGGCCGTCATCAGACTCGATCACGCCCGACAATCCAGCGAACGATCCCTGGTGAATGCGGATAACTTCCCCTGTTGGAAACGGTGTCGTCCTGCCGCTCATCTGCCGCCGCTTCTTCTGACGATCTGCTTCTGCTTTCTCGATGAACCGCAACGGGGCGAGCTCGCATCCGGAGATCACGGGTATCTCACGATTGGATCTGAACACGCTGAAGTCAGGACATGACTTCGATGGAGCCTCGGATAGGATCAACAAGGCGTGCAAATGGGTGGCGTCAGCAAACACGAACGACGGCAGGATGGGCACCGTGATCTCGCGCGTCGTCTTCCGGCGAGGGGAGCGCCTAGTGACAGTACGGCGCGGCGCCCAGACACCAAACCCGCCATCCGAAAGATGCTCGGCAACGGCTAACGTGCTCTTGCCGGCGGTGCGCAAAATGACCCAGCCGTCCACTTACTTCCTCCCCTGCAAAGCCATTTGAGCGAAAGCTACCGCCTCTATTGCAGCCATGAGAACGACAGCAGTTACGAACATCCTTCCGACATGAACTGCACCGATCAGGGCTATGGTGGTGGGGCGGTTCATTGGCGCTGCTCGGATGGATCGACGATCTCACCGCGCTTCTTCGCTTCGGCGAGCCACAGCGACGCCTTCTTGCGGTCGCCGTTTTCGACAGCCCGGCGGTAGTATTGCAGTGCGGTCCAGGCGGCGTCTGTCACAGGTCAGATCCCGCCGCGTCGATGATTTCCTGCGTCACCCACCCATTGCGCTTGGCGATTGACCGAAGCTGCGGCGACCAGCCACGGTATTCGGCAAGCGTGATAGGGGCACATTCTTCTGGTTCTGGTTTCGGCAGTTGCGGCCTCGGTGGGTTGTTCAAATGCCATTGAACCACCGAGATTCTATCTCGCAGGTAGTGTTCTCGCTCCTCGGCCTTCTCGACCACCATCGGCACGATTTCAGAAGCGAACCGGCATGTCTTGCGAGCTTCGGAGCAAGCGAAGTGAAGCGGGCCTTCGAGCACCTCGCCTAGCGCCATCCGAGCGACCTTGAGCCATTCGGCGCGATCGTCGGCGCTCATCCCCGATGGGGCGACCAGAGTGAGGCAAGCGGCCAGCTCGGCAACTGTGGTCTTGGCTGAGGCCGGGCCTAGTTGCGCTTGCAGGTCAGTGAGGTCCGAGAGCAGCGATAGCTGCCTGCTCTGTTCGACCGATCCCTGGTTGCTGATTTGCTGGTCCATTCCTGCCTCGTTGGAAGTCGTCGCTGTTATTCACCCACTTGCACCACACCGCCTGCCAGTCTTGCCACTTGGTCCCGGCGGCGTCGTAGTGAGCCCGGAACTTGGCAAGCTCGCGCTCCATCCGGCCCGGCTCCCATCGTTCGACGATCTGGGCAGCCATCGTGCCGATGTTGAACGGCAGGGGCTGCCAATCGAGCGGAAGGGTGTTTTTTTTTGGTTTGGGGTCCAAAGCTTTAGCTTTGGGGGGATTATTATGCGGGGGGGTTAGATTTTCTCTTTCATTAGGGGGGGTGTCACGTTGGTCACGGTCTGTCACTGTGACATCGCGTGACAACCTGTGACGCTGCTGGCGTTCACGATCCTTCGCACGCCTAGCTTCGATCTTCGCGGCTTCCGCAGCTTCACGGTCGGCAATGTCTGCCTTCACGACAGCCGCAAGCTGTTCTCGCGTGACGCCAGTTGCGAGCATGGCATCGATCATGGCGTCGGACAGGCTCACCGGTCGTACTCCGGCAGCAGCGCTTCTTTCCTGACCTTGGCGAGCAGCTCCAATTCTTCCTGACGGTGCTTTTGCAGCACGGCCCAATGCTGGTCGATCGCCCTGGGTGACCGTTGAAGCTCGCGAGCAATAACCTTGTGCGGAACGCGTCTCTTCTTCGCGGCGCACAGGAACGCATCTTCGTCCGCGTGCCACGGGTATCTGTTCCGTGCGTCTAACATGGCGCTCACAGATCCATCCCCAGCTTGCGGAGCCGGGTTCTGAGGCTGTTCGCATAGTCGTTGCCGATCCCACATTCGGCGGCTGCTCGTTTCAGGTCGCCGTGCTCGACCATGCGGTCGGCGAAGCGGTTGGCTGTCGGGACGGTTTTCGACCATCCGCTGTGCGGGATGAACTGGTGTCGTTGCTCGCGGATGATGATGTCGCTCATGCCGCCAGCCTCAATTCACCGCTGCACGGCGCTCCGCAGTCGATCAGGAAGTTGTAAGCAGCCTCAACGCTGTTGACCGTTGCAACCCGCCAGCCAAGCGAGAGAAGGCGTTCGTGGACGGCGATCTGGTCTTCGGTCAGCCGCCCGGTTTTTGGTCTTTTTACCTCGATCAGGCAGCCTTTGCCCGGCGACCACAGACACAGCAGATCGGGGAAGCCGACCTTGAGTCCGTCGCCTTTGAGGGCTCCCATCTGCTTGAACCTGGCAACGCCATCGCCAGCCAAGTGAGCACCGTTGGGAATCGCGGTGATGTACACTTGCTTGAAGCAGACGCCGGCCATCGCGAGGATGGCGCGCTGGACTTGGCGCTCGGTAGGGACGGGAGCGAGCGCGCTCATGCGTCCTCCAATGCCGCGAGCTCGCGGATCAGGCGCTTGCGCTTCTCAATGGTGGTCTCGGTCGTTGCCGGGGCGCAGAGGTACAGCGCCCGCACCGGCTCGATCGTTTCTTCGCCATAGGCGTAGGCGATGTTGAGCAAGGTCACGACATCGAGCGAGCAAGCCTCTTCCTGGGCGTTCTCGATCGTGTCGCGGTGGCAGCCGATCTGCTCGGCCAGTTCCCAATCGGACAGGCCCTTGGAGGCTTTCAGGTCGAGGATGATGCGCTTGACCGCCGCGCGATATGAGCGACGCGACGGCTTGCCGAAGAGGGATCGGGGAAATGTTTCCTCGCCAACGGGGAATACGTTCGCCGAGGAAGCCATCTACAAGGCTCCCCAGGTGCAAAGGAGTGCGAGACTTTGCGAGTGTGCGTTCGTGTGATCGGGGGTCGAGCTCTTAGCTCCTACCCCACCGAGTCCAGCTCGGCCTCCGATCTTCTTATTTCCCCACCGCGCCACGGCTACGCAGCCGCGTCCAGCGACTCTTCAGTCGGCGGTTCTTTCCATTCGCCAGCCTCGATCGCTTCGATGTGCGGCTCGACCGCCTTCAGGACCGCCGCAGTCGGGTTCCAGTCCACCGCTTCGGCGCCGTAGAGAGTATTGCGATGGAGGCCAGCGCGTTTCGCGAGACCAGCAGCGGTCACTCCGGGCTGTCTCAGCGCGGCGCGGACCCGTTCGATGAAGTCTGTGACCATGCGCCTATAAAAAGCATATTTCGATATGCCACGCAACCTCATTTTCATACCCGGATATGCAGCGGCTTCGGTAGCTTCCGGTTTATGGAGCGGCCGGCAGACGAACGGCGCGAAATCCTGCGCGCCTTTATCAACGACAACCAACTCAAGATCGCCCGCTGGGCGAAAGAGTCAGGCGTCGATAAGAACTCGATCTACAACTTCCTCAACGGTCACTCGAACGCGATGGACATGCGCACCTACGGGAAGCTCGCCAGGACGGCCGGTGTCCCGGTTTGGCGCATTAGCGGGGACCAGCCGGAACCGCCGTCGCCGACAGCCATTTGGGTCTGTGGCTCGGTTGAAGCGGGATCGTTCCGTGAGGCTGTCGAATGGGACCGCTCGCGTTGGTATGCGGTGGATGTGCCTTTGCCTGACAGGTTTAAGCGCCGAGCCAAAGCGCTAGAGGTTCGCGGGCTGAGCATGGATTTGGAATACAGGCCAGGCTCGGTCGTCATTTGGGTGGACGTGCTCGACTTCCGGGCGCCGCAGAACGAAGATCACGTTATCGTTTACAGTCACCATCACGACGGCAAGATCGAGGCCACGGTGAAGGAGCTGCGCGTCGATGACGAAGGGCGGCAATGGCTATGGCCGCGATCCTCTCGCCCAGAACACCAGCTGCCCATCAACCTGGATAGCCCCGGCGATGATGTCGCGTCGATCGAGGTCAAAGGCATCGTAATCGGGGACTATCGACCGCGCGCCTTCTAAATCGACAAAAAGCATACCCTGATGTGAAAAAAGGGTTGCACGGCATATTCTAATATGCTTAAACCGTCTCCAACAGCCCTTGTAGCTGTTTGGGAGATGGGCATGGCGACGAAAGCACAGGCACTCGCGGTCGCAGCGAAGTACGGCTTCGTTCTGGACGAGAGCGTAAGCGGCAAGATCGGGCTGTGGTTCATGGTCACTTTCGACCACCCGACACACAACATAGGCGGCGACTGCCGGTCAATCCACGTCGAGGACATCAGCGGTTCGGTCGCATGGGCCGAGGCGATCGAGCGCATGGAGGATGAGGCGCCGCTTCTGGAGCGATGCACCGATCCTGACTGCGAATATCACGATCCGGAAGACGTGATCGCATGAGCTCCCTTGTAGCTGGATTGGAGATGATAATGTCAGATCGACAGGATCAGGGCGCATCCCTTCGGGACCGGGCTGGTCGGGCTTCGCCTCAAGCCCCTTCGGGTCTTGACCATCCGGCGACCATCCCTTGCGCGGCGCATACTCCGGGACGTTGGGTTGCTAATCGTTGCGGCCCCGCCGCCCCAAATCGCTGGAACGTAACCGCCGAGCTTGGCGAGAATGAGCACGGCAATATGGTCATTCGCACAATCGACCAAGTGCTGGATTACTGCGGTGCCGACGAAGCCGAAGCCAACGCCAGACTAATCTCGGCGGCTCCTGATCTGCTGGAAGCGCTGGAAACTGCCGCTCGTCGGTTTCGCGATTACGAGCGCATCCACCGCGAGAAGCGGACCAGCGAAGGCAATCTCAAGGCCGACAACAACGCGGACCTCGCTGAATATTGCGAGCGCGCAATCGCGAAAGCTCGCGGAGAAGTGGCGTGACCGACTTCATCCACCTCCATCGCTGCGTCGAGACACCATGGAACCGCGAGGAATCGTATATTCGCGAGCGCCTGGACGGCAAGCCTCGGCATGTCGATGCCACCTTCCACCCCGCAGCCGTGTTCATCGGACTGGCGCTGCTGGTCGTTGCGATTGTGGTGACGCTGTGAGCGGGCGCCCGAACACCGCCGATGTGATCTGCACACCGGACGAAGAGAGCCGCGATTATCTGCGGCTATGGCTCAATCCGAAAGACGGTGAGCCGATGGTGTTCCGCATCAGTCGCGGCGCCGCCGAAACGCTCGCTGCCGAGATCAGCGGCTCGCTCGCAAAGGCAGCGGGACAATGACCCTCTACACCGTCCCCGCATCCATCGCCACGCGAGCCGACTTCGACATGATGAAGGCCCTGTTCGGCAAGGCTGATCAGAAGAAAGCCGAGCTCGCCGAAGCACAGAGGCAGCGCGAGGATGCGGTCCAGGCTGCGTACAAGCTGACGAAACTCGCCGACGTAATCGATGCGAAGAAAGCAGCAATCGCAGCCCATGAAGCACGGGTTGCGGAGATTGAACTGCGGCATCGGATCGAGAGCGAGTTGCGGTTCACGATTGAGCTTCAGAAGCCTCGGAGAGCAGCATGAAATACACCGACGCAATCCGAGCGCACGACTTATGTGATGTGCTTGTTGGGATGATCGAGAAGGGCGAATCCTCGCTGCGCGAGGACCGCGCTGGCGCCCCTGCGGGGTTGAGCCCTTCGGTCTCAAGCAAAGCCGCTCATCGCATTTCGCAAGAACCAAGGGAGCGTGGGGTCGGCAACGGCTCCCCGAGCAACACATGACGTTCGTCCACACGTGGGTCGCCGGAGCCGCGATCCTCGCCATTCTTTTCGGTGCGACCTGCAACGTCAAGGATGGCGATTACATCCACGCCACGACCATCCTGCTGTGCGCCGCTCTCTGGCCTGTGAGCATCGCAATGGGCGTGGGCTTCATGCTTCGCGATCTGGCGCTCGCGATGGTCCGGTTCATCAAACGGAGGGCCGCATAATGGCCACCAACGCCAAACTCAAAACTGTCGGGGACGTTATCGACGAGCTCCCCGACGACACGCTTCACACGGCAATGGCCCGCGCCTTCGCCGAGATCGAGGCGGCGACCAAGGACAGCACCAACCCGCACTTCCGCTCGAAATATGCGGATCTCACGTCCGTAATCGAGGCGGTGAAGCCGGCGCTCATCAACAACGGGCTGTTCTTCACCCAACGCCCTCATCCGGCGGATGACGGGGTGAGCGTGGAGACGTTCGTTCACCACCGCAACGGCGAGATGCTTAGCCTGGGAATCCTCTACATGCCCGCCAACAAGCGGGATCCCCAAGGCTTCGGCTCGGCGCTCACCTATTGCAAGCGCTACGGCCTCCAGACCGCATTCGGGGTGCCGACCGAGGATGACGACGGCAACGCGGCGGTCAAGAGCACGGAGACCACGAGCCGCCCTACAGCGGGTGAGACGCCACCCAGCAAGCGCGTCAGGTTCGATGGGCCCTACACCTGCCCGACGCAGCTTATGACGGCGGCGCGCGAGTTCGTGCGGACGCTCGAAGGGATCGGCGACCTCGACGAGTTTATCGCCTGGTCGGAGACCGACGATTACCGCGAGTTCTGCAAGCAACTGGCGCGAGACATGCCTTCGTGGTGGTCAACCGGCGAGAACCTGCCGGCAGAGTTCGTGCCGCTCGAAATCCGCATCAAACAGCGCCGCGCCGACTTGGAACGCGAGGCAGGCGTCCGCGACAGGGAGAATGCATAATGTCTGACCGTTACGACCTGCTGACCGCCCGCGAAAAGGACGGGCGCAGCTATTTCACGAAGATCGGGGTGATGTTCCCCAACCGCAACGGCGACGGCTTCACCTGCTTTTTCGAGGCGCTTCCGATCCCCGGCCCGGATGGGTGCAAGGTGATCGTGAAGAAGGCCGACCCGAAGCAGGGCGGGCAGCGCCAGACGCAGCCGGCCTATGCCGACGGTTCCGAAACGCCGTTCTGATGAGCGCCTTCGCTACCCTGAATGTGAGCCGCAAGGCCGCGATGGCGAAGCTGGCGGAGGGCGTGTTCGGCCACATGACCGACGACGATCTCCAGAGGGCGCTCGACTATCGCTTTGAGGGCGCGCTTCGCAACTTCCGTGTCGGATACAGCGACTGCGACGACGAGGAGCTGGAGCGACTGTGATGCGTCGCGCCGCCTTGAAGACGCGCTCGCGTTACAAGCCGGTCGAGCTTGAGCGGTTCCATTCGTGGGTCGCCGAGCATGGTTGTCTCGTCTGCGGCGGTCCCGCCGAAGTGCACCACGTTCGAGGTTATGCAGATCGGCCGGGCCAAGTCCTGAAGGACGATTGGCTGGTCACGCCACTATGCCCCGGACACCATCGGATCGGCGTCGGCAACAGCGCCAGCGTCGAAGGTCTCGGCCACCAGGGCTTCTATCGGCAATACGGCTACGACCTTCACGCGGAAGCGATGGCGTTGGCCGAGCAATGGCGGGCGGCGTGAAGCGCGTCGTGTTCCTCGCCAACCAGCGCCAGCGCGAGTTCGCCAAGCGGCTGATCGACCAAGCCGAAGATGGCGAAGTCATGCGGCTCGGCAAGCCCACGCGCACCGAGGATCAGAACGACAAGCTGCATCCCATGATCCGCGACATCCAGCACCAGGTGCCGGGGATGGAGACGTTCAGCGAGAAGGACATCCGACTGCGCTTTCTCAACGCGCTCGGCACCGAATTGCGGTTCCTGCCAGTGCTGGAGGGAGAGGGCGCGTTCCCGGTGGGCCTGAGTTCGGCCGAGCTGACCAAGGACCAGTTCTCGGCGCTGATCGAACTGATCTACGCCTACGGGGCGAAGCATGGTGTTCGCTGGACAGATCCAATGGAGCAGGCAGCATAATGGACGAACTCATCCACAACCCGTTCGAGAGGCGCATCGTGGGTCCGCATGGATCGGTACTGCTGAGGCTCAATCTCGACCATGCCAGATTAAGTGCAGCAGCCATTCGTCGCCGTACCCAGCCAGAGTGGTCAAGGCTTAGGTGTGATTGTGAGGTGGCGGTGTGAGACGCATCCGCTGGTTCAGCGACGGCACCGCGAGCGCGCTGGCCACCAAGCTCGACATTGACGAGTTTGGCGTGAGCGCCGGACCAGTCGTGCTTTGCGACACGGGAGCGGAAGATGAGGACAATCTACGGTTCCGCGCCGGATGCGAAGAGTGGTTCGGCTGCAAGGTCGAAGTCATAAAGTCCGAGAAATACGAAGACGTTTTCGATGTTTGGCAGAGTGTCCGCTACATGTCGGGCATCAAGGGCGCGCCGTGTTCTCGGGAGATGAAGTTCATCCCGCGCCTCAACTATGAGCTGCCCGGCGACATTCACGTCTTCGGCTACACCGCTGACCCAAAAGACAAGGCACGCGCCGAGCGCCTGAAAGACGATTTCTCGCCCCTGTCTCAAATCGTCACGCCGCTGATTGAGCGCGGACTGACGAAGGCTAATTGCATGGCTTGGGTTGAGGGTGCCGGAATTGCCTTGCCGCGCACTTACGGGATGGGTTTCCCTAACGCCAACTGCCTGCAACGGGGCTGCGTCAAGTCAACCTCTCCGGACTATTGGGCGCTGTTTCGTCTGTGGTTTCCTGACCGGTTCGCCGAAACCGCCAGACTGTCCCGCGAGCTAGGTGTGCGGCTCGTCATCCTACGGCGCGAGAGGCTCCCCGATGGACGCTACAAGAACATTCGCGGCTTCATTGACGAAATCCCGCTCGACCAGCCGACAACCAAACCCATAGTTCCTGACTGCGATTTCATCTGCGCGGCGCAGAAGGCGTTGGCGGCATGAGAACCGAGTTCGCCCCCAGCTATCCGGTCAGCATCTTCATCGCCGGCGGCTTACGCGCCGCCAAGGAGACGTGTCGCGAGCATTGTGATGAGGTCGGTCTTTGCGTGACGGTCAGGTCCACCGCCTACATCTACACGGGTGGGGAGGAGCCTGGAGTCGTCGTCGGCCTCATCAACTATCCTCGGTTTCCTGCCGAGCCGGCACAGATCGAGGCCAAGGCAATCGAACTTGGCGTGAAGCTTAGAAAGGCGCTGGGGCAAGAGAGTTTCGCTGTCCAGACGCCGACCACAACCACATGGTTTAGCTGGAGAGCCGAAGACCTTGCGTCATGCGACACTCACCCGAAGGGCGGAGACGTGAAACAGGCTCCGTTCATGAGTGGCGCGGTGCCCGAAGGGCAGACGCCCGCACAGGGTATCCCAATCGAGGATCGGAAACCATGACCAGAGAGCCGACACCCGAGATGATCGCTGCGGCTCGCACGCAATTAGCGCGGACAACCGGCAAGCGACTAACGAACGCCACAATCGCGCGCGTGTACACCGCAATGCGCTCATCCCTCCCCAATCCAGAAGGTATGACGGAGGCGCTGCGGGCGTTCACCGAAAATGCGGTGATGGACGAGCATACGCACCGCGTCTCTGTGGACGAATGGGTGCTGTCAAAAGCCCGCGCCGCCCTCTCCACCCGGTCAGAAGGTCAGGTAACGGAGGCGGCAAGGCGCGTTGTCGAACTGGCGACCAACGAGGGCGTCGCCACTGGCGACAATGGGCGCAATCTGTGGGGTGCGGCGATCCGTGAGCTTGCCGCCGCCCTCTCCTCCACCACTAGAGTAGGGGCTGACGAGGAGGCTGCTGTCGAACGCGACGCCCGCGAGCTTGGCATCGGCATCATGAAGGACGGTAAGCGCGTCGATCCGGCTGACTTCTATGCGGCACCTGACGAGGATGCGGAGTTGGTCGAGTGGTTGCGCGCACGCGCCGCTCGCATTCGTCGCGAGATTGGCGGTTCGTCAACCGCTGACCGCTTGGACCGCATCGCCGAACGCATCTCCAGCAGAGATGATGGGCTACTCGAAACCGCGCGTGAGATTTACGCGACCGGCTACCGCAACGGGTTCGCGGACGCCCATGTGGATGAGAGCGGTCCTGCTGACGAAGAGGCGATCTTGGCGAAGCTGGACAATGTGGCTCTTGTCGAGGGGTGGGATGCCAACGTCGATACGTTCGCGAGCAGTCTCGGCCAAAGCCATATCCGGGGCCGCGCCGCTCTCGGCGCAAGGGAGTGATCGACATGGCTGACCGACCAGATACGGGCGTTCCGGCTTCGCCGTCGGGCTCTCGTCCTACGGACCAAGCCCGTCTTCGCGGTCTTGGCCATCCGGCTTCGATCCCTAACGCGTGCGATGTGCCGCCGGAAGGTTGGTGGTGTTCGCGCGAGGCTGGTCACGAAGGCCCGTGTGCAGCGCGAGAAATCATGCCGCCTTGGTATGCGAAACTCGTCAAAGGACTGCGCGAGCCGCCGTACTGGTCGGCAGAATACGGCCCTGACGACAGCCGCTTAGACATTGCGCCGCGCCACGCGTCCGACGCGCTGGAAATCACGCTCACGGCGCTGCAGTCGATCAAACGGGTGGCGTTGGCCTGCGAAGGCACGCCATACGACCTCATCCTAAGCTACGCAGATCACGCGCTACAGGCGCGACCTTCGTGCGGGTTTTGGGTTTCCGGCGACGCGATAGCGACCGAAGCCCGTAGGGCGGAGACTTTAGGCTCCGTTCACGAGGGCGCGGGCCGACAGGCATCGCCCAATCCCGACAACCCTGACCATCAGAGTGATCGGAGGAGGGGATGAGGACCGAAACGCACACTGTTCGGGTCGGCGAGGACTGTGGGCCGGTCGATTGGTCCCACCCCATCGCCAAGGATATGCCGCCGATCTGGCGCGAGGCCGAGCAGCGTCCGGACGATTTCACGTTCAGCGAATACAACCGGCAGATCATCAAAATCTGCATGTATGACGGCTGGCCCTATTGGACGCCGCGCCCTGCAATCCTGTTCGTCGGCCCGCTCAACAGCGGCGAATGGGCGTTCTTCGACAGCTACGCCGTCCACGCGGACAGTATCCGCGCAAAGCCCACCCCATGAAGCTCCTCGATCATCTCATCGGCGCGATTGGCTGCCTGCTGGTCAGCATCGTGTGCATCGGCTGCGGTCTGCCTCCAATGTGGCGGTGGCGGTGATTGGGCGCGTGCTTCGCACCGGGCTTTCGTCCCTTCGGGATCGAGCCGCTTCGCGTCTCGCCGGTTCCCGCTTCAATCCCTCGCGCGTTCAGTTCCGGATCGGGGTTGCGGTTGGCGGATCGATCCGTTGGCTGGCGCTCAATACAGAGTGGTCGTGGCCACGCCGCTTATGGGATTACGTGTGGTGGAGGTTCGAGCGCCGATGACCGCCCTTCCCGACCTGATGCGGCGCCTGGACCGCAAGCTGGACATCCAGCGAGGACTTCACCTGTCTTATGACGACCTTGCCCTATTGGTCGCAAGCGGTGCTTATGGCACCCTGCAAGCCGCCACCCGCGAATATCTGGAGCGCCAATGCCGCGAACACGTCGCCCGGACCCGCTCTATCAGCGGGGAGACTACGCCCTCTACCCAAGGCAAGGGCGGAACCACGAAATCGTCTGGTACGACTCCGGAAAGCGAAGGGAGCGAAGCCTTAGCGCGGGCACAACGGACCTTGAGGCTGGCAAGCTCGCCCTCGACCGCGAATATCTCAGGGCGACGGGCGGCGAATACGTCCCGCCGGTCAGCCGGGTAAGCCCGTTGGTCGCCTCCGTCATCGCTGATTACCAGATCGCTCACGGCGATCGGGCGGCGAGCTCGGATGCGATCCGGCACCGCCTCGCCCATGTGATCCGCTATCTCGGGACGCTCAAAGACAAGGACATCCGCTGCGATGCGATCGATGAACGCTGGATCGGGAAGTTCCGGACATGGCTCGGCAAGCAGACGATCCGCGGCTCCAAGCGCCAGCGCTCGCCGGCCACCGTCGAGAACAGCGTCCTCCAGCTTGCGGCCGCGATGCGGTGGGCCAAGCAGATACCAGCCTTCAAGGTGATCCCCCTGCCGGAAGTCACCCGCTCCCCATCCTTCCGCGCGAGCATCCCTCAACTGGCGGCGATGTTCCGCTATGCGCTGAAAAGCAAGCGGCGGGCCAATCTGCTCACCTTCCTGCGGTTGAGCGTGGCGACATGGGCGAGACCGGATGCGGTTCTGGACGCCTCAACCGACCCGAGACGGGGCCAGTGGAACAGCCAGGCCCGAGCCTTCAACCTCAACCCGGTAGGCCGGAGACAGACCCGCAAGCGCCGCGCGCTGGTCCCGGTGCCCGAGGTCGTCGGCCTGTGGCTGGATAGCCTCGACATCAACGCCCCGATCGTTCGCGAGGAGGTCAGCAAATCTACGTGGCGGCGGATGGAGGTCGCGTTGGGCCTGCCGGGCCATGGCGATTCGGGGATGAAGCTCATTCGCCGGTCAGTGTCCCATCATGCCCGCCCGTTGATCGGGGAGCGCGACTGGATCCAGGGCGAGACGATGCTGGGCCACAGAAAGCCCTCGACCAGCGACATCTACGCCCTGCCCGACCCCGCTCATTTGGGGGTCGCTTTGGCTGCCACGCAGATGATTATCGACCAGATCGAAAGCCTGTGCCCGGGCGCGTTTTACCGCGACTTTACCGCGCACGCTGGTAGGGTTGTCGGGATCGAGGCGGCGAAAAATGGCTGATACCAATGGGATGAAATGGTGGGCGTGGCAAGGATTGAACTTGCGACCCCTGCGATGTCAAGGCACGGCCACTAGCGCTTTTCTGCTGAAATCCGCCGTTTTTCGATGTTCTCTTGCGCGAACGGCGCGGGAACAGATGCGGATTCGCGGTAACGGTTACCGCACTCTTACCGCGGTGGCGCCGTGACCACCATCGGCCAAGCCACCCTCCTGCGAGGCGACTGCCTCACCATCATGCCAACTCTGGGCAAGGTGGACGCGGTTATCTGTGACCTCCCCTATGGCACCACCCAGAACAAGTGGGACAGCGCGATTCCGCTCGATCGATTGTGGACAGAGTACCGCCGGCGGTGCCGCGGGCCGGTCGTCCTCACGTCTCAAGGCATATTCACCGCCAAGCTCATCCTCTCGAACGAGCGGGCGTTCAAATACAAGCTGGTGTGGGAGAAATCGAAACCCACCAACTTCCTCAACGCGAAGAAGCAGCCTCTCCGCAAGCACGAGGACATCTGCGTGTTCCAGGGTGGCACCTACAACCCGCAAATGGGATCTGGAACCGCCTACGACAAAGGCTTGAGGAAAGCCCAACAAACCGGAAGCTACGGAGATTTCGAGCCAGTCAGGGTGGCCAGTGAGGGTGCGAGATACCCGACCGACATCATCTACTTCCCGACCGCGGAAGCCGAGGGGGAGGTGGTCCACCCGACACAGAAGCCTGTGCGGCTGATGCGCTACCTGATCGCGACCTACAGCAATCCCGGAGACACGATCCTCGACAATGCGATGGGCTCGGGAACCACCGGAGTCGCTGCGGTCCAGTTGGGACGGAAGTTCATCGGGATCGAGCGGGATGAAAGCTATTTCGCCATTGCGTGCGAGAGATTGAGGCTTGCCCAGCTTTGGGAGGCAGCATGACAGGAGGATTAGGTATGCGACTCTACAGCACTAGCGGGCCAAAATGTCCGTACTGCGGTCACGAGGAAACGCCCGACGAGCCGTTTTACTATGACGAAAGCACCACGCGCCTCGAATGCGGAGAGTGCGGGAAGGCCTACGCCGTCGAGGTCTATCACGAAACCAGTTGGACAACCGAGCCGAAAGCAGCATGACCACCACCAATACCGAACTAGTAGAGCGGATGGCGCGGGCGATGCTCGTGGACGAACTTCAGGGCACGAACCGCGACTTCGACCAAGTGTGGGCGGACGAGGGCCCTGTTTGGCTGAAGAACGCAGCATCCGCCCTCGAAGTCGTCAGACCTATGCTGGAGGCGGCTTATTACGACGGCTACACCGATGGTATGCCGCGAAACAGCGTCGAGGCCATCAATGAGGATTGGGCCGAAAGCGTAACGCGCGCCGCCCTGAACGCTGGGGTTGAGGAGGGATAGATGGTACAGAATACGGGCGTTCCCCCTTCGGGGTCGGGCCACTCGCAAGCCGAGCCTGAAGAAGTCTCGGCCCTGCGGGCGAGTGTCCCTAACGCATTGGAGCGAGCGTGGGATTGGGAGGTCAGTCCCTGCGTTGACCGGCTCGGCCACGTCACCTCGTGGGACATCAACGTCAGGCCATATCCGGAAGACAGGGGCGTGGCGGTGATTGCCAGCGTCTATGCCGGAGAGGAGGTGGCTCGCGCAATGCTGGCCGCCTGCCAAGCCACTACGGAGCACCCGCTTGCGCGCATGACGCGACTCGATGAGGAAATGGGCCTCTATGATGATGAGACGCTTCCACCCGCGTCAGCGATCGAGCCGCCCAAGGTGCAGCAATGACCTCCTGTAATGATGATGAACCGACACCCTCTCGAAGGACTAGTATCAATCTGTAATATGGACGTAATCCGGCTAGTCATGCTTCGCACCGAGCCCGTTCCGGTCTCGGCCATTCGGTGACTATCCGGCGTAAAGGAGATAGGACCTATGCGGCGATTCAACACAGGCGAAAAAATCGGGTTTGGATTGCTCGTTGTAGGCGCAATCGCTGGAACGGCGGGGTGGGGAGCTCCAACTTGGCTTCGCATCGCCAACCTCTTCGGGCTTACGACGATGTTTCTATCGGGCTTGTTTCTTGGCTATTGGACTGAATGCGATAGCGATACTCGTCCGAAGGACGGAGACGCTTGCGGCTCCACTCGCGAGTAGCGCGGGCCGAAGGCATCGCCCATACCTTGTACCTATATGGACACAGAGGGAACACATAATGAATGAGTTACTACATCACCAAATCGCCAAAGAAGTCTTGAAGGTCGTCGGGACAGGAACGCAGGCCGATCTGATAGCCGACCGCATCCTAGCCCTTGAACCGATCCGAGAGGCGCTGGCCTTGGTGCGGGCAATCGAGATGATGCCGGAAGGCGTTGTGTTGCGCGCCGCCGAGCGCTTCGCGGACACAAGCCCGCCCAAAACTACCGGCAAGCCGCTCACCCCCGCACATCAATCAGAGACACAGAGGGATTAGCTAATGGACGATTGGCAACCGATTGAAACTGCTCCGAAGGATGGGACGCGCATCCTCGCCTACATTCCTTGGAAATGGGCCGATGGTGGAGAGGGCGAACAACTGGACGTGATCGCGTGGGACGAACGGGCGACCATGTGGTTCTCCCCAACCGCTCCCAATTATGTTCAAGGCTGCGACAGCGAATGCCTGCCGACCCACTGGCAACCGCTCCCCGATCCGCCGAAACCGCTCAACCTCGGTGCATCAGTCAGCACCAACAGGCGGACGCCGGTTTAGCGTTCGCATTCCGGATACTTGGGCGGCGCCATCGGCGGCAGTCCAGCGCTCACCCGGAGCAGCGCATCAGCCTTAACCGCATAAGCGACGAAGCTGCATACCTGGGCCAGCGCCAGGTCCAGTGCCGGCCGCGCATCCTTGGGCCGCGGCGGAAGTGGAGCGGGCAGTTGCGGAACGTCTGCTGGCTTCACGGGATGGGTAGCGATCGGCACGCTGACCGTTACCACCCTATCGCGGACGGGCGGGGTCTGGCAAGCGGTGAGCGCGAGTGGTAGAAGGACCGCGGAACGTAGCGCTCCCAATCGGACGCACCGAACCGTCAGGCTTCTGCGGTGTGGGCGGCTAGCAACGGTGGCGCTAATATCGCTGTAGGGGATGGGGCTGCCTCGTCCGAGCTGAAGGCCCCCTTTGCGCTGCGTTCCAATCATCGCCACGTCTCCTGCACAGCCTTGCTCGGCTCGCAAACGCCCCCAGGAAGCCGCTGGGTAGAGTGTGCCGACGCCCTTAGCCGCTCCGCAGTAGCCTCCGCTCCTCGCGCTCGCTCACGCGCGTCCTGCGCGGCTTTTGCTGCGTCCGCCTGTTGCCGTGCCGATTCCTTGCCCATCGCGTCGATGGCTGCGTTCTGCTTGGCGATGCCCGCCTTGAGGTCGGTGATCGCCTGACCGAGCAGCGTGATCTGCTGCGGAACGGCCTTGCACGCGAGCTTGGGATTAGCGGCGACGGTGCGGGTCGCGGCGCAGATGGTCGCCAGTTGCTCCTTGCGGTCAGCAGCCTGGTGCTTCCAGTGGAAGGCGAGCAGCACGAACGAGAGGATGGCGGCTGCGGCAATGGCGAGGCCGATGAGCTTGACGGTAGAGAGGCCGAACATCAGACTATCTCCTCCCCGCCCTTGTCCATGTCGAACATGCGGGCTTCGATCAGCGTCCCGCGAAGGTGCGAGGCGGTCTGGATGCAGTCGATTTTCCGCGAATAGCCCTGGCTCGGCACGACGATCTTGCCGTTGGATGCTCTGATCCGGAAGTAATAGACCAGCTCCTTCGACTTCCGATTGCGGCGGGAGAAGAACTCGATCCTCGGTGCGAGTGGTTCGGTAGTGTCCTACTCTGAAATTTCGTCCGGATTCCCCTCTGAATCCTGTCGGACTTAACGAGCGCCGAATCAGTCTGCCATAATGCCGGCATGTACCTCTGCTTCATCGACGAGTCGGGCACGCCTCCGAATCCAGGCCAAGTCGGACGCCCGCCGTACTTTGTCATTGGCGGCGTCATCATCCACGAGGATCAATGGCACGGGATTTCCGACGAGCTGCGGGCGCTTAAGGCTCGCGACGAGTTCAAAGTGCGCGGCGAGATCAAGTGGCGCTATTTCGGACCGGAGAATAATGACGCCAAAAGCCCCGTGAAGCATCTCGACCAAGGCGCGCGCGATGCGTTCCGGAAAGCCTTCTTTGGTATCATCGCAAAGCGGAGGGCTGTGAAGATCATCGCTTGCGTGGCGAGCGTTGAGGCGGCCTACGCCACCGATTACGTCAACACCCAAGAGGACTTGTATCAGTACACCTACAAACCGATTTCCGAGCGCTTTCAGTATTTCCTTCAGGACATGGAGCGGAACGTCGGAAGCGCCCAACTCGGTATCATGGTCGCCGACCATCGTGGCAAAACCCAGGACGACGCCCTGCGATATCAGCACCACAAATTTATCGAGGCCGATGCGCCGGTGTTCAGTACCTACAGCAATTACATTGAAACGATCTTCCTGACCCCGTCCCACAACAGCGTCGGCATCCAATTGGCGGACATGGTGGCTGGTGCGGTCGGGCGAAAGTTCAACTCCGACGACGCGCACTATTATGACCAGATTGAGCCGTCATTCCGCCGATCCCCGGCGGGTAAGGTTGAAGGCTTCGGGCTGGTGAAATTCCCAACGCAGGGGTGGGTTTGAGGGGAAGCCACCGGGTGGGCCGTTGCCAGCCCGCGATGCGATTCCGACGCATCCCCGGTGTACGACGTATATAGCACAGGTGGGCCAATAAGTCAATCGAATCAGGTACTTGCTAACCCTTTGATCTGACTCGATTTCCCAAATTAATCAGAGGATTGCGCGTTGGCTTGGCCCTTTTTGTAGGGACCGCGCTTGCGATCAATCCGGCTCTCCGCGCGCTCGATCAGCGCAACGATATCGCCAATCTCCCAAAGCCGATCGCTGATGCCGGCCGCCATGGCGGGAGTGACGCGCAGGGACTGATGGATGCGGACAAAGTTGTAGTACATCATGTGAAGCGCGACCGCGTAAGCGTGGTTCTCGACCTTCTTCGAGAAGGCATTGGTGAGCCGCGTGAAGCGCCGCATGTGCATCCGCATCGTGAGGTTCTGGCGCTCGACAAAGGACGTGCTGACCTTTGACGGACAGGGGTTGCCGACGACGCGGCGCTTGCGCGCTCCACAGCATTCGCCGGGGCTGTAGCGGCGGTCAGGGCCAGTTGCGTAGCGAGGCTCGCCGTAGATTTTGACCAGCTGCGCGTAGTCTACGTCATCGCCAAAGGCGCCCTCGACCGCGACCAGGTAATTCGCCAGCCCGTCCGAGGTCAGTTGGACGCGGTTGCGGAGCCGCGACCGTAGATCGTGCATGAAGTCGAGCGCACATTCGGCGTCGCGTTGGCCGACAAGATAGGAGACAATCAACTTGGTGTCGGCGTCGATTGCCGTCCAGGTCCAGGTATCGCCCGCACCCTCCGGCGCGGCCTCGGTGACGTTCTTCTGTTTGGCGTAGGTGAACGTCCAGATTTCATCGACCTGAATCCGCTTCGCCTCGACCCGGCGCACGAACTGATCGTGATAGGCCATGCAAGCCTTACCGGCGTCCACCAGCAGCTTGGTGACGGTATCCTTGCTGGAGCCGGTCAGGCGGGCGACGGCCCGGATGCTCATGCCTTCGCAAAGTAGGTGGAGGATGCGAGCGCGTTCCAAAGGTGGCAGCCTTTTCATACTGACCTTTATGCCTGACCGCTTAGGTTTATGTCAAGCAAATACGGCATCATGGCGACGTGACGGGCAGAAAAAATCGCGGACCCCGCCGCACGTCCACACATCTCTCTGGAATCAGAGGATATTTATGAGCGGTCGGCGGGGCCGGATATGCCCTAGGGCTTGCAATTTGGTGGCGGAATGGGCATAAGGTGCACGTACCCACTCCGCCAAACGGCGGTGAGCATCCTTGCCTCCAAGCTAGGTTCTGGGGACCAGAAGCCGAGGGGTGGCAGCCCCTCGGCTTCATCGTTTAGGCGCTGAGCAAAGCGGTAAGCATCTCCTTCGCTTCCTTCTTGCCCTGATTATTCAGGCCATATCTCATGCCTTTGCGCTGACCGCCCTTGAGCAGCAGCGACTCATGCTTCGCGATTGCTCGATCGATACGCTCAAGCGTGATCCCCGACTGGCGAGCCGCGCGGATCAGCTGTGTGCCGAGCACCATCTCCTGATCCTTGAGAATGGCGAAGCCGTACAGAAGCATCAGAAGCGTGTCGGCTTCCTTGTTGGGACTCTTGTTGGGGAGCACGTTCAGCGACACCATGTCCTTCGCTGTCGAGAACGCCTTCCGGACCATCGGATCGGCGGCGTCGCCAACCTGGCCGTTGTCGGCCCCGCCGTTACCGCCGCCGTTGCCGTTGTCCGGCGCCGGGGGAGTGGCAGCGGCGGGCGCGGCTGCGGCCCTCGGCTGCGCCGACATCGCGGCCATGAACGCGGCGAACTGAGCATCGACCGTGGCTTGGTCGCCCTCGGCCTCGAACTCGGCGTCGCCGATCTTGATACGGAGCTTGTAGGGCTCGCTCATCCTTGCCTCCTCGCCAGCGGATCGAATGGCAGCCGCTAGCCGAGGGCATCTTAAGTGAGGCCCTGACAAAACACAATATGGTTAAGGCAAAAAAGTTGCCATGAAAGGGCTACGTAGCGCCTTTATTTTTCCAGCGCGCAGCCGCTCCCTTTTTCCCTATAGAACTCAATTGTTTAGCAGACAGCTTCTTGGCGCGGGCGTGGCCGCCCTTGAGTCCGCCACGGCGGCCGAGTGCCACGGCGGCCGGGTCCTTGCCCGCGTTTGGGTCGTTTTCTTCGGCTTCCCCAGAGGCGATATCGACGATCAGCCTGGCAAGCTGATTCGGGTCGCGGGGGCGTTTTGGATGCTTTTCGGCCATGTTGTGAATATGGCGGCCCTATCGCCGAGGCGCTAGCCACCTAAATTTCAGAGTAGGACACTACCAGTGGTTCTTCGCTCATTGTATCAGCCTTCCATTTGTGGTAGCGCAGTTATCGGTTGCGGGGTGGCGAGCTGAAGAGCGCAAGACCCTGACCGGCGAGGGAGATGAACACCCGTCGCGACACCCGCCCGATAGTGGGGATTGCCGGTGCAAGCGGCTGAAAGGGTAGCGACGGGGAGTGGGTTGCCGCTCTTAAACGCCAAAGCCGGTCGCCCCGCAGCTCCGCAGAGGGCTACGTGATCTAACCGCGTAACCCGCCGCGTAGCTCGCTGGCAGACCGGGCGCGGGAAGTCTGCCATCACGCCGTCCTCTCCCTATATCGGGGGACATTCCGTTGGTTGACGGGGCAGATGGTCAGCAGCCGCCACGGGACTTGGCTGGCGGGGTCGGATGCAGGAGCGATCGGGTGGGGCTTGTCGGCCGCGACTTGCGGAGCCGGATGCTGCCGCCACATGATGACGGCCAAGCCGACAGCAACGATCGTCAGGAAGAGGATCGCGGCGTCCTTCATGGCTTGCCCGCCTGAGCGCCGGCAGCCGCACCAGCGCCCGCAGCGGCTCCCATGGCAGCCGCGTTGGTGATCGTGGATTCGTCGCCGCCGGTTGCCTCGAACGTCGCTCCGAAGGCGCTGCCCTTGAGGCTACGGCGGTTGATCGCCAGCCCGAGGCTGACCATGACCACGCCCATGATGACGGTGACGAGCACGCCCAGCAGGCCGATCTTGTCGATGCGCGCCAGTTCGGTCCCGGTCGGCCAGCCACCCCGCCACAGGATGAGGATGATCCAGACCATGACGACGGTGAGCGCCATCGTTCCTCCGATCGAGGCGAGGAGCGCGATGAAGGCCCGGAGGTCGCGCGGGGCGAGGGAGCGGAGCCACTTCATGCCGCCATCTCCTTGGCCTTGGCGCACACGTCCTCGACCCGGCGCGTCCAGCCCCTTCCGAAGCGGTCGAAAATTTTCAGGTGCTTGAGGAAATCGAGCCTGGAGGCACATACCTTCTCGATCAGCGAGATAGGCGATTCAGCGGCGGCGGCAGCGATAGTGAGCGACCCAACCTTGCCGTCCTCCAGCAGCCCCATTGCGCGCTGGAGATAGCGCGAGGCTCGCCCGACCCCGCTGTTCACCGCGAAATCAAAGGCGCAGTAATCTACGCCCAAAGGTAGATCGTCGCCCCGGATCGTGTCCCAATAGCGGCGCCTGTAGATGGCCCCGGTCTCGTATTCGTTGAGCAGCTTCACGTCCCGCTGGCCAAGCCCCTCCCCGGCTCGCCAGTCGTCATAGACGGCCTGGGTGATCCCTTTGTTGGTACGACCTCCGGGGTCGAATTTGTCGTCAACGAATCCCCCTTCGTGTTGGAGGACGAGCGCCAGCGAAGGAGGAAAATTGTCCTTCATGGCGCATGCTGCTTCGCGAAGAAGATGTAGACCGCCAGAGCAACCGTCGCGATCCACTGGATCAGCGGCGACTTGACGATCGTCGCCAGCGTGCCCTCCGCCCCTGCCCGGCGGCTGTTGTGCTCCTTCAGTTGCCGGACATCGGACTTGAGCTCGCCAACATCCTCCGCGATCGCGGCAAAGCCGATCACCTCGCGGGTGAGACCGTCGATCTTCATATTCATGTTGTTCTGCGAATGAACCACTTCGCGAAGCTGGCCCCGGATTTCTCCGAGGATGAGCTTGTCATCGATCGGCTCCGGCATCGGTTTACTCCTAGGGGGCGTCATGAAGCCCTCCACCGAGCCGGGAGGACGCGGTTACAGATCACCATGCGAACCTCACGCGGAAATCGGTTGTGTTGAAATCCGGAATGGGGCGCTTGGGCAGCGGATGTGCGAACAGCGCATCGCCGCCGGCCAGCAGGAACTGCGCGATGGTCAGCCACCAAAGCGACCACCACACATAATAAGGATGTAGATCGCTAGCGTAGATCGGCCACACGGCAAAGATGTAGATCCCGGCGATTGCGCGATCCCACGGGGTGAGGTCGTGATACAGCCGGAAGACCTTCGTGCGCCAGGGTTCGGCTGCCCTAAGCGCCTTGCCGTACATGAGGCCGACGACCATGCAGTCGGCGATCACGTAAACCGGCAGCGGAAGATTGTTTCCGCTGATGAGCCAAGTGATTTCACCTGCCAGCCACGCGCAGACGAGGCCCAGCGCTGTCGAGTTCCTGACCGCAGCCGGGAACCCGACGAACGCGACGACTGCCCACATGATGAGATGCGGGGTGGACATTTAGTGCTTCGGCGGCGGGGGAGGGTCGCCGGAGCCACCGTCCTGTGGCTTCACGGGAGGGCCTTTGGGCGCCTCGTCGTCCTTGTCGGACGGGTTGTCAGGATGCTGCTTCTGCATTTCACCTTCTCCCTTTTCGCGACGATCAGTGGAGCGCCTTCAGCAACGGCCAGCCGATCAGCGCGACCACGATTATTCCTCTGATTTCGTTGGCGACGATAAGAGCGATGAGCGCCCACTTGGCCCTCTTCATGGGGCGTAAGTAGCCATCAGATTGGCGGCGGCGTTCATCATCTCGACCGTCTTGATGACGGCCACAGAGCCGAGGCTTACGCTTACCAAAATCAGCAGCAGTTTCACGATATAACTGATATCAGTAGTATCTTACGCATGGGCGATCCTCGCTTGGCTTGCGTGTTTAATTCGGGTTAAGGTCGGGGCAGGAGGGCGGCGTGCTTGAAGAGTTTCTGCGTTCGGTCGCGGCCGTGCTGCTGTTCCAGCTTATTGGGGCCTCGGTATTCACACCGCTGGAGATATTCTTCCCGCGCCAGCAAATGACGATCCCCGAAAGGGCGAGAGGGCTGCTGTTCCTGTTTGCCGGCTCGCCCGTGCTGGCCTTCTTCGTCGTCTTCGGGCCGCGCCTCATTGCCGCGCTTGGCATTCACCCCATCGAACTGCGCTCCGGCTTCGGTGCGCCGGTCCTCGCCTCAATCGCCCTTGCTCTGTGGATCGACGTGTTGTTTTACACCTTCCACCGGATCCAGCACCGCTTCCTGTGGCGGTTTCATGCGGTCCATCACTCGATCGAGAACGTGACCGCGATCAACTCCTACCACCACTGGACCGAGCCGATCTGGTACGGCCTGACCGTGGGTTTCCCGCTGCTGTTCATCAGCGTCGATATTGCGCCGACGCTTGGCTTCCTAAGCGCCGTGTTTCGCTACTGGTCGTTCTATATCCATTCGCCGACGCGGTTGGGTATCGGGCCGTTGTCCGCCGTGCTGGTGGACAACCGCTACCACCGCATCCACCACTCGACCGACCCGAAGCACCACGACAGGAACTTCGGCGCCTTCACCCCGCTTTGGGATTGGCTGTTCGGAACGCTCTACCGGCCCAGGGCGAACGAGTGGCCCGAGGTCGGTTTGAGGGGCCGGCCTGAACCCAAGACCTTGGCCGAATGGTCGATGATGCCGTTTAGAGGGTCCGGCCCTGTAGTGCGCCCATGTACGTCCGCAGAGACGCGATATCCCCCGCCGACTGAGCGGTGTTGATCATCACCATGCCATGAAAGCGGAACCCCAAAAAGTCTCCGCTTGAATTGCTCGCACCCAAAGTTAGGCCGCCCGGATTGACCGCTGAGATAGCCGGGGTCGAGTCATAGGCGTTGTTGTCGCCAGCAAGTTGGGAAGTCGCCGCCCATCGCTCGGTAAAAACATAATCGGTGCCCACCGATGTCGCGACTTGAGGCCCCGTCGCTGATCCGTTGAACATCTGCAAGCCGACTGAGCCATCAACGAACAGGCACTCGTTGGCGGTCACGCCTCCGAACATCTGTTTGGGGAACGATCCGCCCGTGACACGGACGGCAGAAACCCGGTCCCATGTCGTCCCCATCGTAAAAGTAGCGCGAAGCTTGTCATTGGAGCCATCGAACTCCAGCCACTTCACCGCACCGGACACCTTGTAAGCCGGGCCGTTGGTTGCCTCTGTGAGGTGGTTCCCGTTGCCTGACTTGTCATCGACGCGCTTAACGATGTCTCCGTCAGCCGTGACTGGCGTGGTTCCCGCCGTGTCCTTCCATAGCGTGTTGATGTCCGAGATGTCGTAGAAAGCGCCCGCCACGCCGCCGGAGAACAGGGTGGCCGGATTGAACACGGCGGGAGCGATGAGATAGCAATTCACAACCTGGATCATGGAAGCTGGAACTGCATCTCGACCATGAGGCCCTTCGCTCCAGTCCCCGCAACATCGATGTCGATGCGGAGCATGTCGCCCGTCGCCACATCATCCTTGGTCGTGTCGATCACCGCCGCTGTCGCCGCCGTGGAGCTGTCCGTCTCGTTCGCATCGATGGTCAGCTTGGTCGAAAGCATGTCCACCGAATCCGTGACGTTGGCGATCTGGACCGTTGGGATGCCCGAGGAGGAAACCGTGGTCAGAGCAGCAGCAACACCAACGAGGTTCATTCCGTTCAGAGTGGACGGAACGCGCCAGTAAACTTTCCCGTCTCCGGTGGTAATCGCTGAGCCGCCGGGATCTGAAACGAGCAGGGTCACGGTAGGCGTTCCGGCATTGGACCCCGCCAGAGCGTCGGCGGTCACGAACTTGGTGGTGTTAGTGCCGGTGTTGAGGTCCGATGCCACCGCAGCGGTTGCCTGCGAAAACAGCGCCAGATGAGCCGCGGTTGCGCTCAGGTAAACGTGCTTGGTTCCCGCCGCGAAGTTGACCGCGTTGTTGGAATTGGTTGAGGCTTGCGGAGTGGTGCGGGTCAGGGTGTTCGAGCTTGAGTAAGTCCCCAGCCCGGTCTCCCAATCGCCGGATGGGTTACCGTTCACGTCAACCGCGATGATCGCGTAATACACCGTGTCGTTGGTCGAGCAGACAGCCGAGAAGCGGCGAAAACCAGTGATCGCAGCGGCGAGTGTGAGCGCGCCGGTCCCCGTGGTGGTCGAGGTCTCGGCCACCCGATCGGCCACAATGAGCGTCATCGCCTCACTATCCTGGAATAGACGTGGCCCTGCTTGTTCGACGTGTCCCCAGCATCGGATCCCGGCTCCAGCAGGACGAACATGGCCAGCTTGGGAACGGCCACCGCGTTCGCGCTCGGGCCTATGCCCACCAACTGGTTGAGCTTGGTTGCTTCGACCTGGTTAGCCATCAGGCGATGCTCTTCACGCCGGGCTGAAGCGAGGTGATGTTGGTATTGACCCACGCCGCCGAAGTGGCCGGATCAGTCTCCCAAATGGTCTGCGAGGGAGCGTAACCCACCCCTTGGGCAATGTCAGAGCCACTGAAATAGTTGGTCCCGGCCGACCTCAAAGCCATGCGTAGGTTCTGCGGCCCGGAGGCTCCCCGTCTCGCCCTCGCCGCAACCGCTACAGCCCGGACGGTGTAGCCAGTGATCGATGGGCCGGTTTGGGAGAACACCGACACCTGATTGTTGGAGGCGGACAGGATGAAGTCGGAATCGTCGTAAACCGCTTCGTCGATGTCGGTGTAGGCTCCGGTCCAATCCGAAGTTGCGCCAGCGGCATTGGGATAGCGGGTCATCAGCCGCCAGCCGATGGTCGGCTCGTCTGCCATGACGACCTGACTGACCAGCGTTGAGATGCCCAATCCTGAAACGGTGCCGCCGACAAAGCGGAACTTCTTGAGGTTGGCGATCCCGGTCGTGTCGATCGCGCCGGAGTTCAGGCGCTCGGTTCCCGAGATGTAGAGCTTGATCGAGCCGGAACCGGAGTTGCAGACTACGGCAAGGTCGATCGTCTGGCGCGTCTCCATCGCCACAGAAACGGGAGTAAGGTCGGTGAACGACGCCCCGTTCCAGTATGAAATGGTGATCTGCAAGGCGGTGTTGGTGGCGTATTTGAGCCGGACCCGCTCGTTGCCGCTGGAGTCGTACCAACTCAGCCTCGTTGTCGGGGTGTTGGTGGCGATGAAGCCCGACAACATGTCGAAATGCAGATAGGGCGTCGTGCTCGACGCGGACGGCATCCCTTCCGCATAGCTGGTGTCCGTGCGGATCAGGATCGCACAGCGGGCAAACGACGAGTTGTAATAGGTGCCGGTGGTGTCCTCGACCACCGTGTTGTCGGAGGGCGTGAACGCGGCCATCTCGCCGCCCATGAAGAGGATCGTCATGCGAGCGATCCGATCAGGGTGGCCTTGAAATTGGCGGCGGTCCCTACAGCGTCCGGCCCGTAGAAGTCGATCGTGTCGCCGGCAACGAACGAAACGGTGGCTCCTCCGGTGGTATCGAAGGTGAAAACCCCAGCGGAGCTGATCGTGATGGTCCCGACCTCAACGCCGTTCTTCTGGACCGAGATGACATAATCCGAGGCTGGGTTGGTGACGACAGACCCCCCGGAGCCATCGAAATCCACCCCAAAACTGACCGACCTGCGGAACTCCTCGCCGCCCATCCACCCCTGCGCTCCGGGAGTGGCACAATAAGTCAGGATGACTTCGTAATCGTCCTCGGTCGTTTCATCGGGTTGGCCAACGATGATGTCGTCTTCGGTGTAGATGACGTTTAGGTCAGCGTCCTTGACGATGAACTTGTAGGCCACCCCATTCGTGACGCGGATGGTTGCTGAACCGCCCGAATCCAGTTCAACCGGATTGGTGTTGGTGACCATTCCATCGAGGTCTTGATACGTGACTAGGGGAGTGGTCGTTCCAGCCTCATAAGTATAGACGAACCCATTTGCCAGCAGCTCCCCGAGCTCGTCGAAGAGGCGCAGCAATTGGGGCGCGAAGGAAGTTGCCATCGGGCCTCCGGGAGACTACGGAATGAGGGGTGGAAATCGTCGCTGTCGTGGTCGTGAAGGCCCTGATTTTAGAGGCCTTCCATCGAATTACTGGCCGGCGGGCGTTTCCTGCACGGCCAATGCGGTTCCTGCGGCTCCGGCGAGGCGCTTCCGCCCCCTGATCGCTTCCGCAAGCGCGCGAGCCTGCTTACCTCTTGGCTTCAAGGCTCCGGTGGTGAGTTTGCGGACCCCAGGCGCATAAAGCGCGCCGAGAACGCCGAGGACGCCGAGCGTATTGGGTTCCAGATAACCCGCCCCACCAGCTACCGTCAGTCCGGCCATCTGCCGTTCCGCCGTGCCGCTGTTGGGGACGCGATCTGACAGTGTTTTCCCCGCGTCGGCATAGGGCTGCATCAAGGCCTCGCCCTGATTGTAGGCCTTGGAGCGGACCCGCCCGCCTTCGCCCTTCACGGCAGCCGCCAGATCGTTGGGAGAGAAGGTGCCCGCATCCTTTGCCAGACCTCCTCTTTTCGAGGCCAGTTCGATGCGGACGAACTTCGCGTAACCACGATCTGCCGCATCCATTGCCGCCACTGAGGCAGGATCGGAATGGCGGCGGGCTGCGCGGTCGAGAACTCCACTCAGGCCTTCCAGCGCTTCGGCCAATTCACCATCACCGGATGGGCTCTTGCGAATGCCCCTGACGATCCGGCCGATCTCTGACTGGATCTTCTTGTATGCGGGGCCGTCGATTTCCGCTCCGGCCCTGCGGAGTACCACATTCTCGACGATCGATTGAAAGCGCTTGATCGAAGGCTCGGCCAGCGTTCCCACCTGCCCACCCAACTCGCCAATATCCTTGGCCATCTCGTCGTCGGGGAGAACCCGCATCCCATCCCGCGCCTGGCCATAGACACGATCGAACGCCTTCTGCGCGTAGCGATGCGCTTCAGGGCCGGGCTTGATCCCCTTGGGAAGCTGTTCTCCGACATCCTTCAGAGCGTCGTTGAACGCACCGATCTGGAACTGGTCCCGCGCTTCCTGACGAGCGCCGCGGATCGCCGAGCCGACAATCGGAACCGAGCTAAGCTGCTCCTCGATCGCGTTGAGAAGGCGGCCGGGAGGGCCCGTCTCGGCAAACCTCTGCCCCGGTGTCGGCCTGACTCCCGCCTCGTAAAGGTTGGCCAGCTTTCCTCCGGTGGGGGACACGGTGGAAGCCAAGCCCTTGGTGACAGCTCGCCCGCCTAGAGAGCCAGCAAGCGCCGCAAGGCCTCCCTTGACAGCGCCCGACACCCGGTCGCCGTCATCGGCAGCTCCGGCGCCAGAAACGGTCCCGTAAGCGGTGTCCGCAAGAAGGGTCCGCCCAATCCCGGCGCCCATCCCAACGCGGGCAAGAGCGGCTTCCCCGCCGAGCGCCGCCGTTACGCCTCCGCCGATGTCGCCTACCGTGGCCGCGACCGGATGCCTTCTCGCAGCGTCGTCGATCGCCATTCTCGCCTGCTCGGCATTGCCTCCCGTCATCCCGACAATGGAATCGAGATTGTTCCCGGTTACGGCGTTCCCGGCCCGAAGCGCCGCTGCTCCGGGTGCCGTATCGGCCGCCTCGGTCATCGCCTTCTGGTATTCGGTGGTCGGGACATAGCGATCATCAAACGCCGACACGTCATATTGACTGATCTTGACCTCGGGATGCTCGCGACGGAACTTGGCCTGTTCCGCTACCGTCCGGGCGAAACCTGCGTCGATCGGGACTCCTGCTTGCTGCGCCCACTGAAGAATTTGCCCAGCCGACTGCCCGCCCCCGAGCCTGCGGAGATATTCGCCTTTCAAGGCCGTAAGCGCGGGGTCGTCCACCTGCCGGTAAGTGGTGGCCGGAACCATCTGGTTGCCGACTCCACCGTTGCTCCCCTCATAGGTGGCAGCAAGTTGGGGGGCGGTGGCGACTGGATCGCTCGGGCCTTGCGGCGGCGGAGCCTGACCGCCGGGCGCTTGGGGAGTGTCATCAAGCGAAACTGGCGGGAGGCTCAGTTGATTGCGCTGGGTGTTGATCTGGGTGAGCTGCGAGCCGACAATATCCCGGAGGCGCTGGAGTTTGCCTTGAATCACCTCATCCCGGTCAGAGGCCTTGGGGATGAACGGTCCGAACCGAATTTCCAACTCTGTCGGGGTGTTCTGCTGCTGGGCAGTCAGGCCCTGAGCGGAGGCAATGTCGCCCAGCAAAGCGCGTGCGGCAGCGTCGAAATTCGCATTCTCCGGACGAACCGACCCCGGCAGATATTCGACCAGCGCTCCAGGGCCGCCGCCAGCGAAATCCTTCTGGTACATCGCGGTGAGATCGTCGATGCGCTTGTTGAGCAACTTGACCGCATCGCCCCGAGCCATGAGCTTGGTCCGGTCGTCGTAGGAGGGCTGGGTCTTGCTGTCCTCGCCACCGATGGGATCGACCTTGCCCTCGCTGCTGACCTGGTATCGCCTGCCCGGAGGAAGGCCCATCGCGGCGGCCTCATCCTGAGTCAGTGTGCGATAGTTGGTCTTGTCCGGCTTGGGCGCATGAGGATCGGCAGGCCCGCCGGGGATATACTCCAGACCAGTATCGGTCGATCGATAGCCGGCGGGCGGTCCAGCCGACTTTGGCGGCGGGCCATAGACCGGGCCGTTATCGAACTGGTCGAAAGGGTTGGGCATCAGTTTCCCCCCAATCGGCGAATGATCGAATTTGCATAGGCTCGGGTCTTCTGTCCCCACTGTCTGCGGTCGGGACCGCCGTGGTAGTAGTGCAGGGCGTCCCGGAGATTACCGGTCGCTTCCAGACCCTCCTGAAGGTACGCCTCGCCGAGCCGCCGCTGGTATTGCAGCGCTTCAGGAGCCTTCGAGCGCAACAGATCAGGCCGGAACGGCAGGCCGAGCTTCTGGGCCATTTGGTGAGCCGTGCCGGGGAGCATCTGGGTCGATCCCATCGCCCCCTTCGGGCTCAGCGCCGTACCGTCGCCGCCGCTTTCCTGGTCGATCAACGCGGGCATCACCTGGCTAACGTGGAAACCCGCCAGACGCGGGCGGCGTCTGACCTCCGAGGATTTTCTGGGCCGCGCCGGGGCCGTATTTCTCATCGAACTGCGGTGCGAGGCTCGGGTTGGACCTGAGCATGTCGATTGCGCCCGGAGGGACGTTCTGGACTGGAGAACCCGTATCGTACCCGCCCGGATTCGGAGCGATGACGACATGCGGCTTGCCGCCAGACACGTCGATCAGGCTCCCGCCGGCCTCGATCGCCTTATATTCCGGCTTCGGCGCGTCCTTAAGGTATTCGCCGATCTGGCCAAGCTGCATCAGCGCGCTTTCGGCCATTTCCGGGTGGTCGCGATATTGCGCCACTTCCGGAAGGTGACGGCTGTAATAATCGACCACCTGGTTCCAGCGCTGCGCCTTCGTCGCGGGATCGCTGAGCGCCCATCTTACGGCACCTGAAACGTCATCGAGCTCGGCCTTGGCCTGTGCCCGCTGGCGCTCGTCCAACTGCATGAACAGCCGGGGATCGACTTGCGCGATCTGCTGGATAGCCGCCTTGTCACCAGCAACGGCGCGGGGCAGAAGATCAGCCAGGCGCCGCTTGTTCTGCTGCTGCTCCTGCATCTCGCGGACCTGTAGCCCACGCCCATAGGACTGGGCGAAATCGAACGGCGCGAAGGCGCTTGGATCAGGCATCCGTTAGCCTCCGAATCCGCCGTACATGCCGAAAATGCTGGCGAGATTGCCGAGCGTCCCCTGGATCGCCTGGTTCTGGCCCGCATATCCGGAAGCTTTGGCTTGTCCGATCCCCTGGAGAATGCCGCTCGCGCTGTTGGCGTAATTCTGGCCCAGCCCGGCCGTCGAGGTCGCCGCCTGCTGCCCACCCGAGGCGACGGACATGACGCGGTTGAACTGGTCGTTGAAGTCGGCGGCTGCGACTCCCTGCCCGAAGCGGGTCAAATCCTTGAGCGTGCCGCCGGACATCAACATGCCCTTCGATGCAGCTCCCGATTCAACGGCTCTTTGCCCTTCGCCAAAGCGGAACTGGTAGCCGGGAGACGTGGTATAGTCGTAGCCGGGCTGGAGCATCGCCAGCCCTTGGCCAATCGCCTGCCCTCCAGCCTCTCGCCAAGGGGCGAGGTCGGCGCGGCCTTCCTCGAACATCTTGCTCTGCAAGGCGAGCGCTTCGCGGCCGAGCTTGACCTGAGCCTTCGCGGCCTTTTTTGCTCCCTTGCCGCCGAGAATGCCTCCAAGGATCGAGGCACCGCCGCCGATGATTGCGCCTGCCGGCATCCTATTTCCTCTCGAAAATGAAGTATTCAACCGGCCCAACGACATGGTGAACGCCGGTTCCTCCCGACTTCCCGCCAATCAGGCGGTTGAACATCCGTGCGGCCCTGTTCTCCAGTGGGGTCTGACCCCAGACCATCCGGGCGCCCTCGTCGAACATCCAGGCGATCATGTCCCTGCCGGACTGAAGCCCCGCCTTGCCTCTCGCTTCGGGGAGATAAAGGCTGTGCCCCTGCCACACTCCCGGCGCCGACCATTCAAAGATCGAAGCCGCTCCGTTGCCGTCGTGAAGAAGGATGTAGTCGTCAGGATGCTCGAACAGCGGTGAGAAATCTGCCGCGTGCTTGGAATAATTGATGGTAGGTTCGACTTCTGGGTGACTGGCTATTGCGTTGTGGATGCTGGCGTCCGTCGCTCGGTAAATCATCAATACTCAAAGCCGATAACCGTGATCTTCGCCCGGCCCGTTGCCGTGGTCGCCACCCAATCCGGTGTTTCGAGCGTGAAGCCGAATGTCTTTGTGCCGTCCCCGACGATCTCCAGCCCATCCGGGATGTCGAACGCGACCTGGTTCCCCGATTTGACGACTGCGGTTGAGTTGACGCACGACCACACCGACTGAAGAGGGCTTGAGGCCGTGGTCGCCCCAGAGTTGTTCCGTCGCAGCCTCAAATATGCCCGTTGAGGTGCAGTACCGGACCCGAGGCTTTCCAGCTCGATCATCACCTGCTGGAAGCGCATCGTCTTGCCGCTGGTAACAACGCGGCTCGAGAAAGTGCTGGTCGCCGCCCCATCCGCCGAGAACGTCATGGTCAGCAATGTCTCGGCGGTCTGCGCGAACGTAAATTCGGCAGTCATCGCCAGAGACGATCGGCCAGCGTCTTTTAAGTCCCTCACCGCCATCGTTCCCGAGCCAGCATTTGCCGTCACTGTGCCTGAAACCGGGACTGCCGACTGATTCGATGCGATAACAACTGGCGATGAGGACGCCATTGCTGCCTGCCCCAGCGCAGGTGTCTTGGTATTCACGCTGCCGAGCGTTGTTTCGGTCGCCGCGCCGCTCGGAAGCGGGAGAGCCGCTGCGCTGATCGGCAAAGCCGCCGCGCGTAACTGCGCGTCTGTTAACGGCCCAGTGACCCCCAAACTTGAATTGGTGAACGTGACGCTGATCGCTGAATTGCGAAGCTGTGCGTCAGTCAGAGGGCCAGTGACTGCCACCGTCCCAACATTGGCCGTGACCGTCCCCGAGATCGGAACCGGCGAAGCGCGCAGCTCGGTGTTGGTCAGCCCCCCGCTACTTCCGCCGGGGTTCGTGACCGTCACCTCCAGCGGTGCCGCCCGCATCAACGAATCGGCGACATATTGCCGCTTGAAGCTCAGCATGGCGTCGGGTGTCATTGTCATCAGGTCAGCGTCCCGTTGGCCTTCGCATCATTGATGAGCGCCACAAGGTGCTGGCCGATCGCCTTCACCGCATCGTCGAGTGTCTGGACTTCCGCTTGCGTTGGCGGATTTGAAATCGTCTGGCCGGCGTAGGCCGCTAAAGCAGTTCTGGCCTCTGTCCCCGTTGCCGCTGTCCAAGCCGCCGTCTGGTCTTGCCTTACGAACGGGTCGAGGGCTTCGAAAACGTCAAGCCGCGCATCGAGGCTGATTAGGGAGATGTTCTGGTCTTCCTGCTCCTCCGAAATATCCTCGACCGCGCTTTGCAGGTCGGCAGCATCCTGAATGAGCTGCGTAAGCTCGGCGGCTTTCTCCAGAACGCGGATGGTTCGTTCCGGCACCCCGAGCCTTTGCAGGTCGGGGCGGATCGAGAAATCTCGTTGGCTCATCGCGCGCCAACCCGCGCCTTAACGTCCCCTCCCATCAACACGCTCAACACAGGATCGGAAACGCTGATCTCGAACAGCCAGTCAGTGCCTTTCCCGAGCCGCCAGAACCTCACCCGGTGGCGGTACTCACCGATCTTCCCGATGGAGGCCCAGCGCTCGTTGCCGTAGCTCTGCCCGTCCTTGGAGACGCGAAGCATGACTTGCGGGTCCGTCCCTTGGCCTACTCCGTCCAATCCAACGCCAGTGGCGAAGTCCAGAAACAGCTCATCGACGATGATCTGCTTGCCGGAAGTGTCCCCATGGGCGCTAATCCGGGTCCGCCTGATCTCGTCGCCATCGTCGTCGTGGTACGAAAGCGACTGGAGATAGACCTTCCCGTTTTCGTGGTCGGTGACGATGTGCTTTCCGAATGCAAAAGCGTGAAGCTCGGGTCGTGCGCGCTCCTGGAAGCCGCTGTTCGGGTTCAGCCACGCCCGCTCGGACCACTCCTGCTCTTTCAGGTCGTAGGCCCACGTCCCCTGATCTGCATTGAGGACGTAGAAGGTATGGCCCTCCTCCTGGTACGAATGAGCCGAAACATCGGTCGCGGACTGTAGGAACCGCTCAACCGCCGAGGTCGAAACCCGGATGGGCGTCGCTCCTTGGGTTCTCCGAACAATCCCGGCACCGTTCTTGTCCTTCTCGACCCACCAGGCCGAATTATCGAGCCGCAGAGCCGTGTCGGGAAAGGCGCAACCGGACTGGACCACTCCGCCCGGAACCCGAGCGAATGGATTGTCGGCGTCCCCGCTGTCGTACCACGGCTCGGTCGAATCCGCGCCGTGAAGCAGGATTTGCTCTTCGGCGGTGGTGATCGCCACGATCTCGTCGGGAAGGGACTCAGCGGTGAAGAAGTTGAGGCCGGGAATGTTGGTCGGGTCATTAAGTTCGGAATAGAAGACCTCGCCGTTTTCGCCCTGGTACAAAATCCGCTGGTTGAAGAAGACGCAGAACCGTCCCCTCGGAGCGTCGGTGACGACCGTGACCGTCTCGGCGACCAGATCCAATGCGTAATAGGTCGCGCCGTCCCCGATAACGATGGTGTTGAGCAGCAAGGCCATCGTGACCTTGCCCTCGAACGAAGCGATCCGGCCCCATTCGTGGTAGGCGCCGTTCTCGTAAACCTCGTAAATCGACGTACCGGCGACGATGAACGCCCGGTCGTCGAACTCCAGGGCTCCCCGGATAGGCGTCTTGGGCAGAGTGACCAGCAAATCCAGCCCCGGCCTTCCCCGAAGGTGGGTTTTTTCGCCTTCCCGCTCAGGTTTGACCGGGTACCAGTTAATGGACCGCTGGCTCTCGACCTTGGCGATAATGCCGTTGTTCGAGGGGCCGACGAGGCTGAGGTTGCCCATCAGAAATAACAGGCTCTTCCAACGCCCGCCCGTTTATCCGCAGTGATGTAGCGGAGCTGGTCAAGCCCCAGCTTCTTCAGCCGCGGATCGTACTCCTGGCCGAAGGCGGTGACGGAGGCTTTGCAATAGAGGCAGAACGCCTCGATCGCATAACCCGGAATGTCATCCGCGCCCCATGTCGCGACCTCCATCTGCTCAAGCTCGTCCTGGCAGTTGTCGATGATCGTTTCCATGAGCTCGGCGTCTTCCGCATTCGCGGTTTCGCCAGCCCCGAGAACGCCAAGCTGCCGGAGGATATGATTTCGCAGCTCGGCCTTGGTCATCTAGTACCTCGCGTAAGGGTAGCGCTGGATCATCGAAGCCAAGCCGCCGTTGTTCTCCTGCTCCCAACTCATCCGCCGCTGGCGGGCATTGGCGAGCATCTGGGCCAAGCGAGATTGCTGGTCCGGAAGCTGGGGCATGATCGGCGGTGGCTGGACGATCATTTCTTCTTGGCCTTGGGCTTCGATCCACCCTTCTTGCCGTCCCCGTCGTGGTCCAGCGCGTGGACCGCGTGGAACTCGGGGTTCTTCTTCAGCCGCTCGATCAGGTCCGGATCGGTGACATCGGACGGAGCGCGGTCGTGGAAGGTGACGCCGCCCATCGTGATCGAATCGCGGTCGCCAGTGTAATTGCCGAGAAAGCGGAATTTCATTGGTCCCTCCATGAAAAAGGGCGGAGCCGAAGCCCCGCCCAATCACGATCAATCGACCATGACGTAGAAGACCACGACCTTCAGCAGGCCAGTGCCGCCGGCATTCGCCGCAGCATTGACCGTGCCGATAATCTTGGTCTCGGCCGCAAACTTCTTGAAGCCGTTGTCCTGGATGATGTTGACGAACGGGTAATAGATACCCGCCACCGGGCGAAACTGCGAAACAGCGTCGCCGTCCATCACCCCGAAGTTGCCGAAGCCGTCCGTGTCGGCAGAGTCCGTGCCATTGCTGGCCCAGCCGATGTCGAGATCGAACGCCTCGGTGCCCGTGTCGATGTCCGCGCCCTGCAAGAAACCACCGATGACCGTGGCCCCGGCAGGAACCTTGCAGAACTCGATCACGTCGTTCTGCGCGGGATTCGCCGCAAGGGTGTATGTCCCCCATGCGACGTGAAGCACGTTGGCCTGTCCCGCCCCACCAACGGGGTAGGAAGCGGCCGCGTGCGAGCCAGTCAGAGTTGCCATCTCAGGCTATCCTTTCAGTTGGAGGGTTAGGCCGTCTCGGCGGAGGTGCCGGACGAGGCGTTCAGGCCATTGGCGGTCCCGGCGCCCGTGGTGGCGAAGAAGCCAGTCACGACACCGTGATCCTTGGGCGTTTGCGTGTCCGCAGTGCCCGTGCCGAAGATGACCTTGCGCTGGCCCATGATGGCCTCGATCGCGACGCCGTACTTGTCGCCGTAATCGAACTCCTTGGTCATCGACTTCCACCGCTTGCCGTGAACCATCGCGAGCGCCTGGGCGCCCATCAGGTAAACCGGCGTGACTTCGGCAGTGCCCGACGCCCCGATGTTGGTGTAGATCGGGATGTCGTCCACTTCCTTGATGATCACGCCGTTCCAGTGGATGTCGCCACCCTCGAACAGCTTGGCGGCCTGCGCCTGGACGTTGGTGATCGCCAGGACTTCGGTGTCGATCGAATCCCGCAGGTTCTTGAACGCGTAGGGGTTGGCCAGAGCGACGTAGTAGCGCCGGCCGTCCTTCTCGTCCCGGATCGGGCGGATTTTCGGGTTACAGGTCTTCGCCTTGAGGATCATCCCGTCCAACGCGGTGTTGTTGAACAGGTCGTTGGTGGTGTCCAACTGCGCCAGGTCGGCCGACAGGTCGGTGCCCGAACCCACGCCCGCGCCGAAATAAACGCGGTCGAGGTTGTTCACCAGCCACGCATCACCAATCGCCGCAGTGCGGTTGACGAACGCGACACTGTTGGTGCCGGTGCTCGCCAGCGAACCCAGCTCGGTGATGAACTTGTCGCGGGTATACTCCTTGGCCCACGTCATCAGCGAAGCGCGTCCCGCATCGCGAAGGTCGATCGAGGACTTGATCTCCTCCATCTCCGCGATGCGAATGGCATTGCGAACCTTGTCGATGTAGATGCGGAACGACCGGCTTGCCAAATCCTCTTCGTTGCCTTCGAGGACGTTGGAGCCGGTGGTCGGCGCGTTGGTCAGCCGGTTGACCAGGGCGATGGAAATGGAGTCACCCGTTCCCTTGCCGAGGTTTTCCTTGAGCTGGATGATGGAGGTCTCGTCCGTGCCGTACATGTCACGGAATGGCCCCTCCTGGATGTACTGGACGAAGAACTTGTCGTCCCACTGCTGGGCGTTAAGGCCCGTTGCGGTCACTGTGTCCATGGTGAGAAATTCCTTCTGGCCCCCGAAGGGGCACTGGGACGCGACGCCTCACGGCGTGGCATCAGTGTTACTGACTATCTGATGATCTGGCTCAATGGTTGAGGCCCGCTCCATTCGGGGCCGGCTCGCCCACCAACCGAACCATCGGCGGCGGTTGTTGAAGGAAACTGAGGCTGGATGACCTTGCGGGCCTCCTGCTCCAGCTCTGCTCGGATTTGGGCGCGCAGTTCGTCGATCGAACCCACTTTCTGGATCTCAAGCGCGGTCTTTCCCTTGCGGTAAGCGAACTCACCGGGATCGGCCGCCTGAGCCATTTCATGGGCCAGGCGAGGATTGGCCTGGACCGCCTGCTCGAAGGCATTGAATGCCTCGTCGTAGT